GCTGACTTTGGTTACAATCCTAAGTATATAAACAGATATTGTATAGATAAAAAGATATTTAAACAGAAAGTAACAGCACTTGGAGGCACAATACTTATTGATGCATCAGGTTCTATGTCATTTAATGGTCAAGATATCTTAGAAGTTATGCAGCAGTTACCTGCTGTTACTATTGCTATGTACAATGGCAAAGGTGACACAGGTGATTTACGTATCATTGCAAAGAATGGTAAACGTGTAACTGAAAAATATCTAGATGAGCATTCAGGTTATGGTAATGTTGTAGATGGTCCTGCTTTAGAATGGTTAGGTAAACAACCAGCTAGAAGAATATGGGTATCAGATATGGCTGTGTTTGGTGCGCATGGTGATACAAATGGCTTTAATCTAATGGCTGATGTAAATAAATTAGTTAGAAAATACAACATTATTAACCTTAAGAACATAGAAGAAGTAAAGGAACATGCATTAAAACTGAATGTAGTATAGTTAAAGAGTAATGCAACACGCAAGTGTGGCAGAGTTCCTTTCCTTTGCTTAAGCATTACATCAATAATTAGAGTGGAATAGAGTGCAAAGAGAACTTGCAACAGGGTATTTTATTCATCATGTCAACAGTGACCTATAGTGAACACCACTCTGATTATTTAGCCCTGCGTGCTTTCCCTCAATACTTCGTGTCCATAGGTAGGACACTCGTATTTCGGGTTAGCCCGCTCCGTCTAAATAAATTAAATCCTTGTATATAAAATAAATGAACATATAATGACAAGTATGAAAGATATAGATAAACTTCTGAAGGAAGCTGAACATGGTAAGACAAGTTCAGTTGCTGACAGAATAACAGATGAAGCAATGCCATTCTGGCAAGGATGTATAGAACGATTAACTTCTGGACATAACATAAAACCATATGTTGTACACAGATTGTTAAGAGAAGAATATGGTATTAAAATATCAGAATCAGCTATACGTAATCACTTTATGAAAGTAGTAAACAATGAGTAAAGACGTTGATAAACTAATAGCCGAAGCTGAATCACTAAAAATTCAGGAATTAAAAGCTGATAATCTCAAGTTACTTAAGCAATTAGATAGAGCTAAAAATAAAAAAGCTGATTTAATTGAAGCTATGTATGATGCTGTGCGAATGAATGTATCTACATGGGCTAAACCTAATGTTCCTAAACCAACATTAAGTAAAGCTAATAAGAATGAAGAAGTTGCAGTAGCTATATTATCAGATATACAGTTAGCTAAAATAACACCAGATTATGACACAGCAATAGCAGAAAAACGTGTTGTTGCATATGCACATAAGATAGTAGAACTAGCTAATCTTCAAAGAAATGCACATCCTGTTAACAAATGCGCAGTATTAGTTGCGGGTGACATTGTAGAAGGAGAGCTTATATTTCCAGGACAATCACACTTGATAGACGCAAGTCTTTATAGTCAGGTAACAATAGATGGCCCTAGAATATTGACACAGTTCTTTGATGTGTTGTTAGCTAACTTCAAAGAAGTAGAAGTTACATGGGTTATAGGTAATCACGGTAGTCTTGGTGGTAGAGCTAGAAAAGATTATCACCCAGACAGCAACAGTGACCGTATGCTAGGAAAGATAATGTCAATGATATATGATAAAGATAAAAGAATATCATTTCATGTACCCGACAGTACAACAGAAGACCATTGGTTTGGTATAGCAGACCTTGGTAAAGACTGTAAATTCTTTGTATGGCATGGAGATAATGTACGAGGGCATAGCGGATTCCCTTGGTATGGTTTCGGTAAGAAATTACTAGGTTGGAAAGCATTAGCATCAAGAAATCTAATGCCTGACTTTGACTATGCAATAGCTGGACACTTCCATACACCTACAACAATGTATGTAAACGATGTACGTTTATGGGTTAATGGAAGCACAGAAAGCTACAACAGTTATGCTATGGAGCAGCTTGCAAGCATGGGTAGACCATGTCAATGGCTGTTATTCTGTAAACCAGGACATGGAGTAACTGCTGAATACCTTGTAAAACTGGATAAAGTATAGGTATACTACATATAGTATGTCAAATACAGTAAATGAGTCTGTTAAGAGAGTCTCTATTGAGTATGCAGGGTATGGTTCACAACCATATTTTGTAGTTAATACCGATAATGGTACTAAATTTATACCAATAGAACATGGAGTGACTAGACTTACAGACATAGTAAATAAATAACTTTATTTATTAGCCGTTTTTTCGGAACGGCATAATAAATAAACAAAGAAAGGAATGTTATGACTAATAACAACAAACTGTTGTCCCCATTTCCACAGGAACTTGTAAAAAAAGCACCTGCTGGAAAGTTCGGAGACTACGTACCACACGCTAATTATGTAGAAAGACTACGTGATAGTGGTGTGACATACTCTTGGTCATGTGAACCTGTATATGGTACACATAACGGAGAGCAAAGAATAGTCGGTGCTAAAGGTACTATAACCATAGAAGGTATGGGTAGTTACGATGGCTTCGGTGACGTTGATACCTTTAAGCTTGGCAATGCTAAGTTTAATGATGGTAACAACCTTAAAGATGCTGAGTCTGATGCATTCAAACGTGCATGTATGAGGTTCGGTCTGGGTGTAGAGTTATGGTCTGGTAGTAAGCAGACTGAAGAAGAAGCTACATCCTATGCACCTGATGGTTACACTCAGGAACAAGCAGACAAAGATGCTATGGTAGAAGTTACCAAAGTAGACATGCGTAAAAAAGAAAATAAGATGTCTAAAGAAGATAAAGCTGCAGCTGCAGCAATCATGGACAGTATCTTAGGTACAGAAGCATGAGTCAGGATGTACAATTTATAGCTGAAACAGTACAAAGTATTTGCACGAACGTAGAATCACAAGAAACATTACACAAAATTTTAGGTTCTGCAAATCAATACGTACAGTTAAAGAAGTTTGATACAGATAAAACAAGATGGACAGATGAACAGCTTGATATGTATTTTGCTTATATAGAAAAGTTAGTAAGTATGCCAACAGTCGTTACACAAGAATCTTTTGATACAATGTCAATAGAAGAAAAGTTAAACGCTGTAGGTTTAGAAGTACAAGAAGTAACTAACAATGTGCAACCTGCTGGAGATATGTTGGGAGGCATAGTAAATAAAATGGAACAACAAAATAAATACAGAGATGACCTTAAGTGTCCTTTCTGTCAACAAATGGTATATGACAATAGAAACAATAAAAAGTCAGACAAAAGTCCAGACTTTGTATGTAGTACTAATGACCCTGTTACCTGTGGTGGTCATAGTGGTAAGTGGCGTAAGTCCTGGTGGGTAGACAACAGTGATATACCTGTAGAGTGGAACTTAGATGGAGAAGTCAAGACAGCACCCAACGATGCTGGTGAAGACTTGTCACCGTTCTAATGAATAGATTACAGCGCAGGGCTGCTAAATCTAAAAAGAAAAGAAGATACCAGGGACTCAGTAAAACACAGGTTTTACGTCCTGATGTTATCGATAGATAGAAAGGAAAGCTATGATACCTAGTGCATTTAGAGGGGTAAACGTACCCGTATATGTAAAAAGTAAAACACAGTTAGTAGCATGGGCGTTAGAGGAGTTTATGGACTCTGAACCTATAACTAACTGGGAGTTTGTAAGAGAGTTATATTGCCATAGATTTGGTGGAATACTCTTTAACTTAAGAGCAGAAGGTTATGAAATAACTACGCTTAAAACTAAGACTAAGGGACTTGTCAGTTATTACTGCACTAAAGTACCTACTAGAACTACCATTAGCTAATGTTAGAGATAATAGTCGGGTGTTTGTTTCCAATGTTTCTAACACCTGACTTATTATCAGAGTACATAGAATGTAGAGAAGTAAAAGCTCAGGTTCAATACGTAGAACAATGGCACGGTTTAATCTCTACATACTTTAAACCAGAAGATGTTATACAAGGAATGACTATTGTTTATTGCGAAAGCAGAGGTAAAGAAACAGCAGTAGGTCGTAATACAAATGGGACAGATGACGTAGGTCTTTGGCAATTTAATGACAAAACTTGGGCTTGGTTAAAACCAAAGCTTGATATAATAAGTAATAGAAAGAACCCTATAATATCGACAAAAGTAGCAGCTTGGTTAGTGTACAACGATGGTTGGCATCATTGGAATAGTAGCAAGCACTGTTGGAAAGGACACGATAATGTATTATTATCAATCAACACACAATGAAAACACAAATTGAAGACATATACAATATGGTATGTATTGTATGTAACATTACATGTTATTTAACAATCTATCCAGACAATAAAGTTTGTGATTCTTGTGCAGAGTTTATCTTAAATGATATAGAGGAGCAGAAAAAATATGAATAAAAATAAAACATTAAGCATTGTTAATACAAATATATTTACAAACCCACAATACATGAAGACATGGGGTAAACAATTTGTAGAAGCATGTGGTAGTACAGAAATGAACATTCCACCTGATATGGGTAAGTTACGTTGGCTTATGGAAAAGTTTGTTAAAGATTACAACGTTCAATTAGGAGAGTTAGGAGAGGAAGAATGAGTGATATATCAGTATCAGAAGCAGATGGCGTAGTTCTTATTAACGAATTAGAAAAACGTTTTGGATTTATGCCAATAATTGTTAAGAATGAAAGTGGTAAAGAAGAAGTCAAATGTTTAGTACCTAAGTTTACTGTAACAATTGACCCTATAGATGAGGAGGAATAATGGCTAAAGAATTTTATGTAGTTGAAACTACAACTACACGATATACAGTTCAAGCTGATAACGAGGAACAAGCTATTGATGATATGGAATATGAACGAGATACTGTTGGCTATACAAAAGTAATAGACAGAGAAGTCTTTGCAGAGGAGATAGAATAATGACTATGAATACAAGATTTGCTAAGTCAAAAGACATTAATATTATTACACCTTTAGAATCTAAAAAAGACTGGCATGCTAAGTTAGAAACTTGGAAAGATAATGCAAATAAAAAAGAAGTCTTTGGTGGTAAAAGATTCTTAGGTCTTAATAAAAATGGTAGTGAAGTATGGATTTCTTACGAACTTAGAAAAGATAACAAGCAATTAACTATCTCTAGTACACATAACTTAAGTGCATTAGAAAATGATGGAGCTAAGTTAGCACCTAGACGTGTAACTGTTGGTTTAAACAAAACAGCACCAGTTGATTTAATGCGACCTACAACACAAAAAGATATGGGACAAATAACACCTAATACATTACGTTATATAAATAAATTGAGAGATATGGCAGACATGGGAATAGGTAAAGTAAATGGTCAATGTTCATCTCAATTGTTTATGTTAATATCTAATACAATTTATGAAGGTGATTCAGATGTAAACAATGGTGACTGTAGATGGAACGATATACTAGAAACATGGGACTTACCACCAGGAAAGTACCTAACAGTATATGGATAAAGAAGATACATATAGACCTTTACCTACATACATGACTATACAACCTAGTAAAATAGAAGGTCTAGGTTTGTTTACACTTAAAGCAATAAAAGACTTAGAGACTTCTTTAGGTGTAACACATGTATGGTACGAAGAAGTTGGCAGTGTATTTCGTACACCTTTAGGAGGTTTTATTAATCATAGTGAAACACCTAACTGTGAAATTAAAAGATTTGATGGCACAATAGTTAGTCATTTGTTTCCTATTAAACCTATAAAAGCAGGAGAAGAAATCACATTAAAATATACTATGTACTCTGTTGATGAGTGACATTGCACAGATAAGAGAACAGGCCTTTATACGGGCTGGAAACGTCTGTGAGTGGGCAAATTGTGACAGTGGTAAATGGTTAGAGCTAGCACACCTTAAAGATATAGGTATGGGTGGCAACAAAGCACGCAAATATAATGTAGATAATACAGCTGTATTATGTAAATGGCATCATGATATATACGATGGACGACAGTCTATGGGTACAAAAGTAGCGTATAGAGAACTGTTAGAAGGTTATTTAGATAGACACTCAGGTGTTAGCTAGAGTATTTGTAGGCTCTATATCCTTGTTGAAAAGATTTTTTTTCTGCAGCTTTAGATTTAAAACTGTATTGATTAGCTAATGATGTATTACCTAATTGAAATTGTGTAGAAGCTTTTGCTTTGTACATTGTAGACCTTGCAGCTGATACATTAGATTTACTTTGTTCTTGATTAGCACGCATAAGTTTTTCACGTTCACCCATGCCTTTCATATTAGGATTAGTAACAGTTAATTTCATTAGTAATCTACACCATATTTGCCAGGTTTTTTAACAGATAAATCAGGCATATTTGGTTTCATATTTCTTATTGCTCGATTAAGATAACCAAGTTTCATACCTTCTTTATACATTCTAGAACCAGCTGTTTGCATATACTCGTTGTAAGTAGGAGCGCTACGACCACTTGCAGCTGAAAAAATTGCAATATCCCACCCACCATTTGTTTTTTTATTATTTGCGCCTATCATATTATGGTCATGCATATACCTAGTACTATTTCTAATAGCACTTTCAGTATCTTTAATTTTACGTAAAGGTTTTTGTTTACCTGTACCTGTAATTCGTTTAATATTTTTAGACATTATTTACCTAATTTTTTTTTGGCAAATTCTTTTACAACAACTAAAGCAGCTGATGCACCAGATAGTGCAGCTAACTGTAATGCATTAGCATCTACGCCTACTAGAGGAGCAACTGCTAAAGCACCTATAAATGCTTCTACAAAAGTCCAGCCAGTTTTTTCTAATATTGATTTATATTCTTCACTCATTTAATATCCCTTGTATATATTATTTTTTGATACTGTACCATATATGTTAGCATCTTTTTTCTTTTTTTTCGGTTGAGACATAGCCCATTTGTTTACATCATAAACATCTTTAATTAACAACGCAGTACCTATACCAGGTATTAATCTAGTAGCACCTTTAGCTGCAAGTTTTACTATAGCTTTACCTTTAGTTGCTTTACCTATAGTTTTAGCAATTTCCTTAGTAGGAGTAAATTTAGTTACACCTGTATTTGGATTAGTTACATTAACACCTGTATATGTTTGTGATACACCTGGTTTACCTGTATAAACAGCTGAATAAATATCAGCAGCTTTAGTACTTATTTCACCAGCTACTTTACCAACAACTTTATTTCCTACAGTTTTTCTATTAGGACCAACAACACCTTTAGGATTAGTTATTTGGACATTTGCTGTAACACCCCTTGTGGAGGGTTTAGGTATTTCTGCTCTGATTTTTGCTGCTTCAGCAGGTGTTATAGTTTTAGTTATAACTTTATTACGACCTTTACGTTTAGCATAATCAGCACCATATTTTTTAGACCATGCTTCAGTAGCTTTAGCTTGTTTAATTTTTTTACGTTCAGCAGCTTCTCTAGCAAAACTAGAGTTTTGATAATCTTCTACTAACCTGTAATCAGGTAATCTAACCATTAATCAATCTTTCTGCCATCTAGTTTAGCAGAAACAACTTGAAGTTCGCCACTTATCTCTTGTAGTTTATCCATTACTCCTTGTGGCTGTATCATATTAGGAGCTGCTTTGTTACTCAGTTCTATATCTCCATCGTAATCTATGTATGTAACTTCTACATCTTGTCCTGATACTATAGCTTCAGCTACACGAGGGTATACAAGTTTATATGCATCTCTACTTGACCCAATAAATCCATCTTTTTTCACTAAGTTGCTTTCTTGTGAATTACCAAGCAACAAACAACCTGCAGTATTTTCATCTGTATTACCTGAATGCCATAAAATCCACTTAAAGTTAGGTACATCTTGTACCCATATCATACCTTTGTGCCAATCTGCACCGTATCTAGCTAGGTATTTGTTATGAAATCCACCTTCTTCACGTAGTTTAAGCTTGTATGTACCTGCAGGAATACGTGTTTCACCATATACTTTAACGTCACGTTGTTCATCTTCTAAGGTATAACAAAGAAATGTTTTTTTTCCATTAGAACTATCAAGTAATATGCCTGATGTTGAATCTTTTCCAGAACTAAATCTTAATACTTCTAATTTCATTTCTTTTTAATCTTTTTAATCTTACCATTTTCTGTACGGGCAAACTTATGTGTTTTAGTTTCTCTAATAAGAGTACCGTAATACCGTTTACCACCCCACATCCAACTAACTTTTTTAGACATTGACTATTCCTTTATATTTTTTACACCAAGCAAATTCTTGTACTACTGCATTCCATACTGTGCAGTTACCTGAAGGTTGATAAGCATAACAGTTACTACATTGTTGTTTACCTTTAGGATACAATTGATATGCAGCAGGTAAATTGTTTATATCTTCGTTTTTATTAATTACCATTTAGTTTTATCTGCCCAATAAGCAGCTGACATTTTACCTTTCTTAATATTCTTAGCGTGACGAGCTTTAAAAGATTTTTTTCTAGCTTTATCTTTAGCTGATTTAGGATTTTTACCTGCACCTGACACGCCTTGTTGACCAAATCTAATTAATTTAAGATTGTGGCCTTCTTGTGCAAGAACCATATGAGATTTTGTTGCATGACCTGGAGTACGTTTAGGTTTATTAACACCTTTAAGATTGTGTTTTTTTATTAACGAAGCTTTACGTGCTGCATGTGCCATATACTAATACTTATAAGTTTTCTTAGGCTTATTCTTCTTCGCAAGCTTTTTCTTTTTTTGCATAACTTCTCCTAATTATTTTATTGTAATCTATACATCCTATATTACCACAGTACTTAACTTTATTGCGAATAATAGGTTCTCTATTACATTGATTACATTGAATTACCAAATTTAATGTCCATGACCAGCTGCTTCTAAGTAAGCTAATCTAGATTTTAAATCGTTAAGCTCCCACATATTATTGTTAACACTTTGTATTTGTGTTTCTACTCTAGTTAACGAATCATTAAGGTCTTGATACTCCCACTTTTCTAGTAAGTAATATCTATCTAAATCAAACCCACCATCTCTAACCTGTTGCTCTAAGTTATATAAGTTAGCTTGTAAGGTAGCCATTTCTTCATTAAACCTACCAACATTCTGTGCAGCCATCTCTAATGATTGTATCTTCTCATACAATACAGCTATATCATTCTGTACATAAGTTGATTCTTTAAGGGTTACAAATTCATACTCAATGTTATTCATTCTTTCGTCAATACCTGTAAGAGTTATAAGTACTGCGTTAAGAGATTGTATACCAGCACCAACAGAACTCATAAGAGCTATACCAGTTACTATTAAACCTAAATTATCTTTTATTTTTTTTAACACTAAGCCACATCACTATTAGAAATTCAATCATTATCCACCAATTTTCCAGATAATTTCTGTTATTTCTGAATCAATATTTTGTATAATATTTAATACATCACTAAGTTTGTTGTTTGAATTTATTATTTCTACTTGTAATGCTGTAACTTGTTGTTGCAAATCGTTAACTGTTTTAAATAACCAACCTACAAGTGCAGCTAAACCACCTTGTAGTATCTGATTAAGATTTATTTTTGCTTCCATTACATACTTAGGCTACCAACAATTAATATAACTGTGGCAACTAATCCTAATACTTTATAAAACTCTGACTTGTCCAATTTGTTATCTAGTTTTTCTTCTAGTCTATCTAATCTCTCAATGACCAATTTTAATAATTCCTTCTGTGTAAATCCATTGTTGTTAGAACTCATGATTATGGTAGGTCCTCGTGAGTTAACCAATCCCACTCTTTATCATAGGATGCACGATTATCCCAATCGTAGTTACTTATTCTTTTAATAAATTGTAGAGTTTCTTTTAAAAAATACCCTAAAAGAAAACCAATTAAATAATCCATAAAAAGGATTATATCATACTTGTTTAAACTGGTTTAGGATTATCTGATTTTACTTGTGCAATGTGGTCAGCCCAGGTAGTTGTGCTATTAACACTATCCCAGTACTGCATATCTAGTTGTTCTTGTACAGAACCATACGCTTCTTGCCTAGCTTGTATGTAACCAAACTGTTGGTCATACCATTTATCGTTACCTAAATCAATTTTAGCTTGTGCATAATCAGCATCAGTAAACTCTAGTCTTTCGTTATTAACTAGCTTATATAAAGGTTTAGCATCTTCAATTTCTTGGTCTGCTAACGCTTGTAGTTCTTCTTGTGTTGCCATATCTCTCCTATCTTACCATACTAACTTGATAATTTATACATTGTAAAAGTACCACTTGCTATAGTGCCACTGCCTGGATAAAACCTTAAACCATTTACTTGACTATTGCTAGTAAACACTGCTGCACCCTGGTTGCCTATTGTCAAAGCTGTGTGCGATAACTGTACATTTTCTGCTGTGAGATATGTATATTGATTGCTGTCATTTGCGTTGTATAAATAAATAATTCCATTCATTTGTTCTCCTGTACTGTTACCTACAGCAGTTGTTAAATCATAATAAGTTTCATTAGTATTTGCTTGATTACTATAAGTTGTATCAGTTCTTATAGATAAAAAAGCTCTATCATAATTTGCAGTTGTATTGAGTGTTGAACTTTCTAAAACTCTTGCTCTTAAATCTGCTGCGTTAGAAGTAGGTATATATCCATTGACTACAATCATATAAACATCATCAGTAGTCGTGCCAATTAAATCTACATAAGCTGTTGAGCTTGTTACTGTATTTGTTGCTACTTGTACTAATCCCATTAACCGACTTTCAACCCATAAGTTCTAAAGGTGCCTGTGTTTATATTGTAGTTATCTCTGTTGATAAAAGAATAACCTGTAATACTAGATTGTTGTCTTAAAATTCCTATACCTTTAGACATATGAGGAATTTCTGTAGTAGATGGATAAGACATCCTTCCAGAACTTTGTTGTACTTGGAATGTATAAGTATCTGATTGAAATGGATTGAATACCCACATTATCATATTTCCATTACCATTTTGTGAACCATTATCGTGATACAATATTGCAATTTCATTTCTACCAGCACCACCAATATTAAGATAAGTTCCACTAAAATTTCTTGCAAATAACATTTCGCTATCATAAGTTGTATCTGTAACAACACTGTCACTAGAGTTTATTAATTGCATATCCATAGAGTTATTTTCTCTTTGAGTACCAGCCAATGTATCAGTGACTTGAATGCAATAAGTATCGTAATCAGCAGAAAATACATTTGTAATGTTTATTCTATTTGCTGGTGTTCCAACAGTTGTTTCATCAATTAGTATTAGATTACTCATTGCTTTACACCAAACAATTTTGCTTGTAGATTTGTTATGTTATTACCTACAGACCAAGTTAAAATTTGTAGTCCATCAACAACACTTTTTTGTGGCAATATGCTACCACCAAATTCTGAAATTAAAGTATTGTCTGCAAAATAAATACCTGTTGTATGTTCGTTTGTATGTGTGTACCTATTTGATTTTCCTGCATTGTATATGTAAACATAACCATTATCTGGGTCATTGGAATTACTACCACCACCACCTAATCTTACATAAGAATGTCCTGTACTACTTGGCTGTGAATAAGTTCCTAAAGCTCTCATTTGTTGATGTGCAGACTGATAAACATTAGCAGTTTCTAATGTGCCATTTTCATAAAATCTCAATACTGGTCGAGCATTAGCAGCATCTACTTCAAATCCTTTATATTGTAATAGGTGAACATCATATTCGCTTTCTTTTATATTTGTAAACTCCATAGTTGCTGTAGAAGAAGTAATACTTTTTTCTTCAATAAATTCTAATGAACCTAAACTAGCAACACCACCTAGTAAGCCAAACTTAGCTTGTCCAATAGGCATATTAACTCCAGTCTTGTTGTGGTACTAAATAATAATTTGTTCCATCAAAGAGAACTGTAACTATATCTATCTTTCCAGAACCAGTTGTCATTGTCCATCCACCACCACCTGCTGTTTTAGCAGCAACTGTGTTGATTGTAGAAACAACAGTTCTATCTGTGCTGTCTTGTGTAAATCGTACTGTGATAACTGTAGCTCTACCTGCTGGTAGGTTACTGATTGTCCAAGTAGTAATGTTCTCTGATAAAGCAACTGTAAAAAATCCACCAACACTTGCATCTAAAGTTAATGTACCTGAACTAGAAGTAACAGCAGTAACATCTTCTGATACTGTGTTGCCTAGTTGTATAGTATTGCTTGTAGTTTTTTCTGATACTATATCTACTTTTAATTCACTAGCCATTATTCAGCCAGTTCTTCCCAAGCTCCTGTGTTGTCATTCCAAACATATTCTTTACCATCATCTGGCATAGGTGTTGGGGCTTCCCAAGTCCAAGTATCTTCATCTAATATCCACTTGCTAAAAGGTTTAGGTGCTATAAATACATCATTGTCTGCATCATAAGTATATCCTATACCTGCATAGTTACCTCTAAAAGGAGTTCCCTCTCCACTGTGTGCATTAGCTATAGTGTTATAGGAAGTTCTTTTACAAGTCTGTCCTCTAAAATCTCCATACCACGCTTCCCAGTCAGCAAAGCCATCTGGTAAAGTTTCTGTATTGTCCTCATTGATACCAACAATGACTTCTGTCACTGTGTTGTTATCGTTTATAAATGCGTAATGTGCCATATCTCTCCTATTATATCAGCTAAATGTGATTGTACCTGTTCCTGCTGTAAAAACAATATAGCTATCACTGCCACTTGTTTGTACATTTCCATCTGTTAAACCTGTTCTTGTAGCTCCTATGGTTGCATCTGCTGTAGCCCATCTAAGGATGATTACTCCAGAACCACCTGCTGCACCATTTCCAATACTACCACCATCAGTAGTTAATCCACCACCACCACCTCCACCACCAGTGTTAACAGTACCTGCTGTTCCAGCACTACCAGAATTAGCTCCAGCTCCTCCACCTCCAGAACCTCCAGAACTTGCATTTCTATTTGGACTCCAATAAGAAGAACCTCCAGAACCACCTCCACCACCACGAGTAATTGAACTTCCTGTAATACTAGATGCTAAGCCAACTCCACCTGCACCTGCTGTATTACCAGACCAGTTTCCACCAACAGCTCCTGCTCCACCAGCTCCAGAAGGTTTATAAGTACCTCCACCAGTACCACCAGCAAAACCTTGATTAGGTGTACCAGCACCTCCTGTGCCATTACTTGCTCCACCAGAACCACCACCACCAGTTCCACCATTACTACCACCAGTTGATATTATTGAACCAAATATACTGTTATCACCATTTGTTCCAGATGTGCCAGAAGCAAAAGAACCACCAGTACCACCAGCACCTACACTTATAGTGTATTGAGTAGTGTTGTCTGCTTGTATAAGTGAAACACTTTCTGTTGAACCTCCACCACCAGAAGTTTCACTAGCGTAAGAGTTACGATAACCTCCAGCTCCACCACCTGTTTGTCCATTAGCAGCACCACCTCCACCAGCAATAACTAAATATTGAACAGAGAATGCAGATGAAAAATCACTCCAAGCAGAACCATCATAAAATTGTGGTTTACTTTTAGTCGTATTGTAAATCATATCACCAGCTACAGAAGTTAAAGCATTTCTTTGAGTAGTAGTGTATGACTTTAATCCAAGTGCATTATCTATTGCTACATTGTTCTGGTCATTTGTTGAAATCTTATTTGTTTTTAATTCACTCATTATGCAAAGCTCACTGTTCCACTTGTTTGTATTTCTATATATTTTCTTGAACCATCTGTTTGTTCTCCAGCAGTACTTGTAGCTCCATCAGCTAAAGTGATTGATTTATCGTTTGGATAGCTAAGAATTACAAGACCAGAACCACCTGCTCCACCAATTCTTTGAGCCCCACCTGTTGCAACACCAGCTCCACCACCACCACCACCAGTTAATGCTGTACCTGCTCCTCCAGATTGTGTCCATCTTTGTCCAAGTCCTCCACCACCAGTTCCACCTGCTTGTGTAGAGGCATTTGCTCCTCCACCACCACCTCCACCACCACGAGTTGTAGCAGAAGCATTAATAGATGAACTTAAACCATTAGCTGGAGTTCTACCAGATGCGTTACCACTAGCACCACCACCACCACCAGCACTAGGACCTTCTGAACCTGTATGTGTGGTGCCATTTCCACCATCTCCACCTTGTAAAGCAGTACCAGCAGCACCTAATTTATAAGTATCGTTACTACCTGTACCACCTCCACCACCAGAACCTCCTCCAGTTTGTACTCCTACAGTATATGAACCAGCACCACCACCACCCTTTGAAGTAACACTTGAAAATACACTATCATTTCCACTATCTCCGTGGTCGTTGTAAGTACCACCTACTCCACCTGCACCTACTGTAACTATATAACTTGTACTTGTTAATAAATTTAAAGGTGTTTCAGTAGATGAACTATCACCAGAAGTTTCACTTTCGTAAGAGTTACGATAACCTCCTGCACCACCACCACCTCCAGCAGTCCAGTTAGATATAGCACCACCACCTCCTCCACCACCTGCAATAATAAGATATGATACTGCGAATGGAAAAGTTGAACCACTTGTAGAAAACCAAGCAGTACCATTATAGAAATCTATTGTTCCTGTTGTACTGTTATATACTGTATCACCAGCTTGTGGACTAGATAAAGCATCTCTTTGAGTTGTAGTTACATTCTTTAAATTTAAAGCATCATCAACTGATACATTGTTACCAGAGTATTTACCTATAGCGTTAGTTTCTAGTGTTGACATTATAAATCATTCCAAGCAGAGCCATTGTAAAACTGTACTTTGCTATCTGTTGTGTTATAAATTATATCTCCAGCAGCACTTGTTAGTGCATTACGCTGTGTAGTTGTATAAGACTTTAAATTTAAAGAGTTTTGCATAGCAACATTATTGCCAGATGCTTTTGATATTGTGTTTACTTTTACAGTTACCATTAGATAACTACAAGTGTACCATTGTTTGTCACTGTTCCTGTGATTGTGATTGGTCCAGCCATAACTGAACCTGTGTTAGCTGGTACTGTGTATGTAGCAGCTTGTACTTGATTGTGTTGGAAGATACCACCAGCTGTAGATAGAACTACACCAGCTTGATTCCAGTCAGCCATATCTGTATTGTCTAACTCGTAGTGTATTCCATTAGCAATACCATCTGTAAGTGTAAAGTCTGAATCTCCATCTGATAATGCAGATGCTGAACCTGATGCTATTTGATTAGGATTTATTTTATATACAGTTCCATCTGTAACATCTTCCATAATTAAGAAGTCATTTGCTGTATCTGCTGTTATACCTGTACCATCAGCTAAGTTAGATGGGTCTACAGTTAACGATACTGCTCCAGATGTTGCACCTCCAGCTAAACCAGAGTTAGCTGCTGTATTTACTTCTGTTATATCTCCTGCAGAAACTATATCTGATATTAAAGCTTTTTTTGTACTGTTGTCTGTTACATCTTCTATAAGAATATAATCTGATGTAGTAGCTGTAACAACACTAGCTGCATTTACATCAACATTTAATGTTACTGTACCAGTTACTCCTCCGCCATCTAAAGCTGTACCAGCAGTAACACCTGTTATATCTCCAGTTGTTGCTGTTGCCCATTCTACAATACCACCAGATGATACTTGTAAAGTCTGCCCTGATGAACCTATACCTAATTTTGCAAGTGTATTGCTACCAGAAGCATAAAGAATATCTCCAGTAGTATAACTTGTAAGTCCAGTACCACCGTCTGTTTCATCAAGTGTTCCTGTTATTGAACTAGCTGCTAAATCTACGGCTAATTCTGTAGATTCTATTACAAGTCCACCATTTGATTTAAGGTCAGTACTAAATGTTGTACCAGTTAAATCTAAACCATCACCAGCTGTGTATTCTGTGTTGGTATCTGTAGCTGCAATTGTAATAGCACCCGAACCATTAGTTATAGTTACATTAGTTCCTGCAGTTAATGTAGCTTTAGATAGTGTATTACCTGTAGTTTTACCTATAAGTAATTGACCATCTGTGTAAGATGTTTGTCCTGTACCACCTGTAGCAACTGATAATGTTGCTGATAATCCTGAAGCTGTACCAGATACATTGCCTGTTACGTTTCCAGTTAAATTTCCAGTTACATCTCCAGTAACATCACCAGTTACATTACCTGTTAGGTTTCCAGTTACGTTTCCTGTAACTGCACCTGTAACATTACCAGTAACGTTACCAGTTACATTACCTGTTAAATCACCTGTAACGTCTCCTGTAACATCTCCAGTTAAGTTACCTGTAACATTTCCTGTCACATTACCTGTTAAGTTACCTGTTACGTTAACTGTGATAGAACTTGGTAGTCCAACTGTAAATGCTTGTCCTGTTAATCCTACAGTTGCTTCATTAGCTGTACCTTGTATAGTTAATGCTTGACTATCTAAGTCAACAGCACTTGTAGTAGAACCATCTGTTATATCTAAATCTTGTGCAGTTACGTTACTATCTACATAAGCTTTAACTGATTGCTGTGTAACACCTTTAGTTGCAGAGTTTGATGCCATGTTATCTTCATCTAAAAATAATGTTGTATTAACTGCTGTACCAGCTTCGTTAATTATTGTATCTACTCTGTCATGTACATCATCAAACATTTCTGCCATAGCAACAAATCTAACTTTAGCTCCAATAGAATGAGCATTTAATCCACCACCGTAAGTATCTATGTTTCTAGTAGTTGTTAAGTTAACACCAGATTTTGCTGATACGTAAACATACTCTCTAGTAGAGTCGCTATCTGGGTCAATTACTAAATAAAATCCTGATGTTCCTGATGAAAAATCACCAATACTTGCTGGGGAAGCTGCAACCGAGACTGTTTGGTCTGACGAGCTTGCAGACAATGCAGATATTAATGTTGTTTCGTATGCGTTTTGTAACTGTGTTTCTCTTGCTACCATTAATTATAACCTTTGTAA